GAAACAAAGAAATCTTTTGTCAGCAAATTTGCGGTATTACGCAAGATTCAGCTGCAGTTGGATTTTATTAAAGAAAGACGCGTTGGTGATGATTATGCAATGAATTATGATCCAGGGCTCATATCAGGTTTTGAGCAGCTTGTGACTCACGCAGAAATGTGTGATTTCCCTGTTGACTCTGATGAGAAGTTGATTGATATGGTGTATAGGCATATGATTATTGCTTATGCTACGCAACAGCGATTACCAGCTAGTGAGCGAATGACTAATTGGTTTTCTAAGCATATGGATATGTTGCAGCCCGAATTTATTGCAAGTTATAAGATGATGGCTTTATCTGAGGAATTTCAGCCGAAGGGTGTGGAGAAGGCGGTGTACGAGAATTACACCAAAGTGCCACCCGCACCTAAATATGATCGACCGACTGTCGATCCTAGAATACCGGCTGCCCAGATAGCTGTTCATAATGAGTTTCCTGAATTTACTGTTCCACCTTTTGTGGGTTTTTCACAGACCTACGATGGTGTTGATTTGCGGTTTGTTACTGCTCAGGATCCTCAAGCAATCAAAGAGGCCACATTAAAGTTTAATAACTATGGTGGTGATTATTCTACGATTAATTATAATGATTTGCATCTCTCGACGTTGGAGATAATTTCTCATATAGGTGATGGGTTTGACCCTGAGCTTGTAGAGGTTTGTCTCGATATAGGAACTATACGTGAGGCTTTGGATAAAGAGACTTCACTAGGTTACCTTCCAGCTTCTTTCTATGATAATATTGACGGTGTGGATGTTGAAGTTCCAGCTCCTAAAAAACGAGACGCACTTGATGCGTCTCAAGATGCTTTTCAGATTTTCCTCCTTCGTGTGAGTGATTATATTACTGGTAAGCTTCTTGAGCTCCCTCATCCCGGTCCACTGTATGAATCCCATAAGCTTGAGTTAATAGCACATCTTGAATTTTTCGATCAGCGTCCAGATTATATGGATGCAGACGAGGCCGCTAAAGCTGGAATGAAGCAGCGGTTGTTCTATATGAGTGCAACTTTAGCGCTGATGATTGATAATGCTATATTTAAGCCCCTGCTGTTACGTGCCCGTTATTGGCTTTCAGCTATTGGAATTAAAGTCACCGAAGGGGGTTTGCTTGAAATGTGGGACATAGTTATGGGTAAGAGGACTTCACCTCTTAAACAAAGATGGCGACGTGTAAAACGGTTTTTATGGCATTATCATGGAGTTGACATAGGGGACAGGAAATTCGGCGAGGGTGATTGGTCTAGTTATGACACTACTCTTGCAGCCATGGTTATGGCTTCCGCGCTTAGCGCTGCTTTTGCCGCTTATAGTGAGCATAGCGACCCATTAGTAAGGCTACTTGCTGTAGTAGCCCATGGGCAAAACATCACAAAGATCATGTGGATGTATCTAGCTGATCAATTTTTTCGTGTTGACGGTAGAATGTTCTCTGGTGTTTTGATTACTTCAACAATAGATACAGTATATCAGATGGTTTTGTATATTTATTATATGAAACGTCTGATGCGTAAGTTTCCCGATGACGTTCCTCTTAGAGAGATGTTGTCGTCGTGGATGTTTATAATGTTTTTCTATGGTGATGATCACGTGGCCAGTTGGCCAGTGTTGATGGAAAACTATAAATTGTTTGAAGACGCGGAAGATCCCCTTGATGATTTCGTTAAACTCTGTGTTAGAGAGTTTGGGATGATGTATAAAACCAAAGCAGCTGCTCGTTATGACGAGGGGGATGTTATCGGCGAGATATATTTTTCGACTGATAATCCCAAAAGGATTCCTCTGGAGATAGAGGATTTGACTTTGTATGGTATGACTTTTCTCAAGTATTCGGTTGTTCAGGTCTATATAGACGGTGAGCCTTTTCTTGAGCCCATACCTATGAAGCATCCGAAGGACACACCAGTGAAGTTGGGCTGGAGTGTTAGTGCGAGTAAGAACCATAATTTGGAGCTTGCTAAAGTTATTGCTTTGGCTTATCTTAATACTAATCCTGAGCTGCATGTCATGCTGAAAGCTTACTATGATGCTTTGGTTGTTGGTGGTGCCCAGTTATCTGATGAGATTGTTGAGAATTTTCTCTCTCGTCCTGAGGGCCTATCAATGTATCTCCTTGCCGATGCTTTTAAAGATAGTAAGACCTTTGAATTTCCTTCTTTGATTTCCAATTATATGAAACAATATACTGGTTATGCTGAGCGCAGTGGATTTAATCCACTGTCGAGCTCTGGTGCTATAATACCTTGGGAAGAAAAGATAAAGATGTGGCGTGCTGATGATTATACCGGATCGTCAATACCGGAAAACTTCCTCTAAAGTTTCAAAAAAAA